CTTCGTAGGTAGTGTTATTTTTGTTGGCGTCGGTGTAGGACTTGGGGTTGGTTCAGGTGTTGGTGACGGAGTTGGCTCTAATGCTTTCTCAATGACTTGTGTTGTATAGTGAACTGACCACACATCACTTATGTCATTCGTCACATTTTCGCTTATATTTGGCATTGCATATGAATTAATCATACTTGTCGCAAAAAATAAACTTCCTAAAACTAAACTTACGGTTCTTTTTCCTTTCGTTACTACCATTAAATTCCTTTCTCCCGTTCGGATATAGCAGGTATATATCCTTTACGTTGTTCTTTGAATGTTCCAACATTGACATCAATATCCAAATTTTGATATAATATATTTGTATACGCTACGAAACCACATCTTCGTTTCAGCATAATCCGTTTTGTAAGTGTATACAGAAAGAGAGGATACTGAATGTCAGATGTTTTGAACATTGCAGTGCAGTGTAACAGCCCTGAACAGCTTATTGCTTTAATAGCAATAATGATATTTGTTTTTGCCCTAACAGTCGTTGTACTCAAAGGCATTATCAGATTTACAGGGATGGTTCTCAGCACCATTTTGCATTATCATAATGCAACTGTGAAAATCAGTGGAGCTTCAGTTAACGCTGAGTTAGAGCTCCATAATTGATTGATAAGACCTCATTTTAATATGGGGTCTTATTTTCTATCTTCATAAAGTGAAGATAATTTATCTTGAACTTCCGTATCAAGATAATAATGTAGAAGCATTTCTTGATACGGAGTAAGATACACTTTAAATTGACTTTCTATGAAGTCTTTGATTCTGTTGTATGTTTTTATGTCTGTCATTTTAGTCACAATATAGAACAATCTTGTTTTGGGCGAGACTTTGTTTGACATCAATTACTCTTTGATTTGAACTTCCTCGCCATTTAAGAGTCAAATCTCTTTTCTCATCTATATATTCTCCGTCTACAACAATGTCACATAACGAAATAATCTTTTTTCGCATTTCATATAATCCATCAACATAACTTTCTTCTATATAATCAAAGTCATCTGATGAACAAGATTTATAATTCATAATACTTTCCCAAGAATATCCCGTATATAACCAAATTGTTTTATTGGGGAATAAGTTTCGGATTTCTTTAATCAATTGTAATACTTCGTTTAGATTAAACTCGAATAAAGGATCTCCGCCGGTAATGGTTATCCCGTCGATATAATCTTGAGATAAATCATCAAAAATTTCTTTTTGGGCATATTCATTAAAACGGATTCCACTTGCTTTATCCCATGTTTCAGGATTATGACAATTCAAACAACGGTGAGAACAACCTGATACCCACAAACTGACTCTCAATCCATTACCATTACATACATCTTCATGTGTAATTTGTAGATAATTCATATTGCCTCCTTATAATATAAGTAGAGAAAACTTCCCTACTTATATATTCTCCTTCGTGTTTTCAAAAGTTTGATGTGAAATTCTCATTTCAACTTCTTGTTGCTTACCCTTATTAAATGCACTTTTATAATCGCCAGTCAGATATCCAGTTACTCTACGCAATCTTCTAATTTTGTCACATCCGCACATAGGGCATTTATCGGCTATATCATCTGTATATCCACAATTCGTACACATATCATTTGGAACATTAATTGCAAAATACGGAATATCTTTGTTCATTGCATAATTTACTATAGTTTCAAGAGCATCAATGTTATTCTTTACACTACCGCTCAGTTCAACATAATCTATACAACCGGCACTGCTATACCCTGTCAGTTGAGATTCTATGTCGATTTTTTGAATAGGTGTTACATTTGTCCATACAGGAACATGAACGCTATTTGTAAAGAATTCTTTATCTGAAACATTCTTTATGACACCGTATTTATCTTTGAACTTTTGCATTGAGGTATAACATAAATTCTCTGCCGGCGTAAAATACACTCCAAAATTCAATTTATATTCTTCTTTAAATTCTTTGCAACGATTGTAAAATAGTTTTTCTATTCTCTTGGCTAATTCCATACCTATATCTGTTGTATGGTCTTGCTCAATAAGAATTTGAAGTGTTTCTGCCAATCCTATTTGTCCTATACCTAATGTACCGTGTTTCAATGCTGATACAATACCTTCTTCAGGAATATAACCTTCCATAACTCCATTTTCATACATAAATTTTGCTGAATCTGGAGATTGAGAACAAATCCATTTAAATCTTTCGATTAACATATCTTTTGCTTCATGAATTTTTCTGTCTAAAATAGACATAAAGGTTTCAATAACAATATCATGTTTACACCAATCATATTTTGAAACTTGAATATGTTCTTTGCTTTCAGTCGGAATTTTATTCCATACCTCATCTATTGCTTCCATCGCCAATGTTGGCATAATAATTGTAACAGGACAAATATTGCCCCTACCATCTTTTAATTGACCGAATCCATTAACATCCCATCCATTTGCCGTTCTACACATGTTATTCCATTGTCACCAATGGCACTGACTATATTATCTCTCAGAGTCAACCACTCTCGTCAACGAGCCGACCGCTTGGAACTAGTGCTTATCTCTAGTCCTACACTGCTACACTCATCACAGTTAGTCGATACACTTTTAATTAAGAATTCTTAATTACTTAGCACGGACTCATCTTAGGTCATTGAATTTCTTCTCTCTAAGACCTATCCGTTAGCAACTTCATTTAGCCACACCCTCTAAGCAACGAGGTTCAATCGGTTTAAATTGGGCTGTAGTTTACGCTTACCCATGGTTGAAAAATATGTCTTTGGGTCATTTTTATCATACCCTTCGTTACCAGACCAATCTACATTAGCATAATTTGGATATAATCGTTGAGCCGTTGAACGTAACGCTAATTTAAATAAATCATAGTTAGGGTCTCCTGGTTTTCGATTTACTCCATTCATACATTGGAATATTCCACAAGGAAAAATCGAAGTTTTATGTAGTTTACCAATACCTTTTATAGAAACATCGAGAAGGGCTTTTATTACCATTCGTCCCTCTGGCTCTGTACAAGTACCATAGTTGATTGAAGTAAAAGGTAATTGATTTCCACTTCTGCTTTGTAATGTATTACATTATATTCACATAAGGTCGCTAGTCTTATGCCGTTCTCTTATGAACTGCTCTATGTCACCATAGAGATTAGACTATATCTTCATCCTCTTTAAGAGGAGGCTACCATTTCGAATCGCTTGATTCTACTCCATGTTTTATATGGATAGTCGTTAGGCATTTATTGTATCGTTATAATAGCTTAAATGATATCCACCAGTACTTTTAAGTTTTCCTGTACAAACCTTAGATACTAATGTTGCCCATAATCCAAGTTGTCTAGCACACTCTTGCACTGATGCATATATTGTATTTGTTTCAGAACAATATACTTTCTTCATATTGGGATGGCTTTTTCTTAATACTTCTCTTTTCGAATCGGAACAAGGAACATGCCTTTGTTTTGCACTGTTTGATAATTTTTGCTTATGCTCTTCTGTTAATTTTCTTCCTTTTTGTGCATCACTAATTTTCTTTGCCTTCTCAAAAGAGCATGGCTTTCCTAATCCGTTTTTATTACCCATCATAGATTTTGACATTTTTAATTTTGATTCTTCTGACATTGTAAATGTTTCTCCCCCAGTGGTTGAATTGTATCCTAAGTTTCTATTTGTAGCATCATATTGTTTTATCAACTCTTTTTCTTTACTACAAGCTTCTTCTTTCGTTAATTCTTCATATAAGATTAAATGCTCAAAATTATCCCAACCGTATTTTTGTATTGCTGAATAAAAATGAGGGCTTGATTTATAATTACGTCCATTACATCCCCATCTTTCTTCTGGTTTACGTGATGTTATGCCAAAATATCGTTTACCATTAATTTTATTTTTATGTTGATAAACTGTGTATATACTGATTACCTCCTTCTTCATTTATTAACGATACAAATTTAGCACGGGATTGTCTTAAGGTCTTTAAGAGTTTCCCCGTTTAGATAGCTATGTTCTTAATATTGCTACTAAGTCGCCCTAATTATTAAGGTTGTGATATAGACCTTCAACAGCTTGATATACTTCTTTTTCGGTCATATCAAATGCATATTGATAAATTTGTGGATAATTATATTTAATTGCATGGGTTTCAAATCCTATTTCTGCGTCCGATTCTAAAAGCTTTTCAAGTATGGAATCTCCCCAAGATATGTATCGACATCCATCTTTTAAATGCTTTCTAAAACTCTTTCTTACATACGGAATCATCGTCCAATCAATATGAGAAGCTGATACACCTCCGAATTGTTGTAATGATTGTAATTGAAAAATAACTGCCACAAGTTGAAATGCAGTGCTTACTGATTGTGCGGGTCTAACATCTGTTTGTCTTGTGTTAAACCCATTAGCAAGCAATTTATCAAATGGGATAGTCAAACAATTATGAGAACCAATAGCATATGAATTCAAATCATGAATATAAATTTCATTATTCATATGATTATTTTTTGCCATTTCAGACATACAATTATCCAGTGCATATTGTCTTAATACAACATCACTTGCTTCGCCCACTCTACCACCAAAAGATTTTTCATCCACATTGGCATTTTGGTTTTGGACATTTGTTGCCGTAAGCTTTTCAGATATGTCTTTCATTAACTTCATATTTTTCTCACGTATCTTTGTACGATTATTTCTATAAATAATAAAAGCTCTTGCAACATCTTTGCGTTTGCTTGCCATTAACTTTTCTTCAACAATATCTTGAATATCCTCAACACATATTGTCTTATCTTCCTTAAAAATATAAGAAGCAATTTCAGAAGCCTTGTTTTTTGCTTCCTGAGAAATTTCACTATCTACTTCTTCAAATGCTTTCAAGACAGCATTTCTTATCTTTGATTTATCAAATTCTACTGTTCTTCCGTCACGTTTAATAACTTGCAACATCATTCCTCCTTTGACTCAAAGCTTTTAATCACATCATTTAACTTCATTGCAATCACACTCAAATCAGAATGTCTTGAATTCCTTATGATACAATCCCAATGTTGGTAATCAACATCGGCAAAAGCTTCTTTGTCGTTTTTAATTCTTTCTTCAATCTTTTCTTCGCTATCCCCACGTTCTTCCATACGAAGTTTACGTGTGGCTTCATTTGTTTCCACATATATAGTGAAGATCATTTTGTCCCTATATGTATCTTGTAGATGTTTTAACCCTTTTATATCTATAATATAAAAATCAGAATTATCGACTTGTGTTTTTGTCGCCCAATAATAATCATCATTAAAAAAAGTTTCTGCTACTACTTCATTATTCTCTTTATCTTTCTGATATTGTTCAACATTCGAGAATATATGATTCAACTTATCATTTTCATCATTTGTTCTTATTGGACGAGTGGTATTAGATATAACTTTTGTATAACCATACCGATTACACATATAATTTACAATTGTATCTTTGCCACTTCCACTTTCGCCAACTACACAATACAAGTTTTTTGTCATACGCATTTCTCCTTAAATTAAGCTATCATTTCGTTAATAACTGATTTTAGTTCTTCATCTATATCACCTTCTATCTCAACTTTAACCGGAGTAGACAAATCAAGACTATACAAACCAAGTATTGACTTACCATCAATTCTATACTTATATAATTCTTTGCCGTCCGCAATATTTCTACCACTACAAACCGTAACATCACCTATATGATGTTGGCATGCTACATTGAACTTCTTAATTTTTTCCATTGTATCTATTAAAACAATCGTTTCTATCATAGTAATTTTAATCCCTTTCTTTTCCGTGTTATATTTGCTATTGCTCTGTATTTTTTCAATTCTTCAGGAGAAGCCTGTCGAATGACAACTTCCCCACTTCTACTTTCAAATGCCCTACACTCACGCTGCAAATCGGCTTGTGCAAGTTCTCTCAATCGTGCCTTAGTTGCCAATTATTAAAATTCCCCTTTCTTATTCTGCAAGATAAACATTATAATTTCCTGTAATTGCATTCGATTCGCTATTTGATGAGGTCAATACATCAATCTTGTTACCCTTAATTGCACCGCCTGTATCACGAGCAACTCTGTAACCAATACCTTCTATGTAAACTTTTGTTCCCAACGGAATAACTTTTGGATCTACTGCGATAGCCCATCCGACTGACGAGTATAGATTATCTCCCATACAAGTTACTGAATAACCCCCATTTTCAGATGGCGAAGCAGTATAACCAGTGACATAAAAGTTTCCAAGATATGAACCTTTTACACCATCACTTGCAACTTCTTGTTTGTCCAAATCTTCTTTATTATCAACAAAATATGTACCATAGCAATATCCTTGAGTTTCGCCGTCCCAAACTTCATACCACTTACCCGTTTCATCAACACCTATGACTTGAAGTTCTGTTCCCCTTGGGAATACCTTGATTATTTCACTATCTTCTGTGCTTGGCTTGATTCGACAGTTCAAACCGTTTTGAGCAGAAACATAATGTGTTTCCCACTTTGTTTCGTCTGCACTTACGCTCATCATTCCTGTTGCCATTGATACAACTGCCATTACTCCACATATTACTTTTCTTAAATTTCTCATTGTTTAAATTCCTTTCTCATTCGTTTTCATAAGTTTCTTTTATACATTCATTACATCCAACAATCTCATTATTGAATATATTCTTATATAATACTTCTGCCTCTTCGTTACAAATTGGACAAATTATCGGAGAATCATCATAATCATATTCTCCATAGTTACCTGTCCTTGCAATCTCCATAGCTGAAATTGCCATTGGATCATTGTTTGAATAAATCATTTTCTATTTTTCTCCATTGGTTTAAAGATTGTTATTTCAACCTCATCACCATTTTTCTTTGTATCCTCCCATACATTTACGTTGTATTCCTTTTTACTGTCTTTCCATGGTGCTTTATAAGTTTCACCGTCAATAGTAATTGATATAATATCTTTAAGTTCTTCAAGTTTATACATACAATCTTCTCTGTCAATGTGTTCATCTTCGCACAATGCATTATCGGACGGTTTAATCTTCATATAAACTTTGTTGACGTATCTCTTTATTTCTCTACCGTTAAAGTAAAGATTAGTAGAGATATTAATACTGGCAAAATCTTTCTTTGGAATATCTATTCCCTCATTACTTTTCTGAATATGAATCATATTATTTTTCTCCTTCTATCATTTGTTTGAATTTGACTTCGCTAATAACTGGAATACCCAAACTCTTAGCTGTTTTATTTTTTGATGACACACTTTCGGTATCATTGTTGATTAAATAATCTGTCTTTTTTGTAACAGAACTTACAACTTTACCACCATGATTTTCAATCTCTTTAACTAATTCGGCACGATTAGAGTAACTGATTAACTTTCCGGTAATACAAAAACTTTTACCTTGAAGTGTATCTACTGTACTATTCTCTTTTTCTTTTTCAAAAATGAACTCATTTGCTAAATCTAAAATATCTAAATTGTATTTGTTCCAATAGTCAGTCATAGACATAGCTAACTCAATTCCAATACCATCAATATGCGTAAATGCTTTTCTCTCCTTGTTTGACAATACATTCACAAATATATTAAAATCATTTTCACATACTTTTGAAATATCTTTGCTTGCGTTTTCCCCCAACAACGGAATGCTTAATGAATACAAGAACTGAGCCAATGTCGTATTTCTACTTTTCTGAATCGCTGATAATAGCTTTTCGACAGATTTTTGACCGAAGCCTTCAAGAGATTGAATTTGTTCTTTAAAGTCTTCAAGATGATAAATATCTTTGATGGACTTTATATATCCAAGTTGAATAAATCTTTTTAGAGATGCTTCTGATAAGTTTTCAATATTAAGAGCATTTTTTGAAACTGCATGAGATAGTCTTTTTAATAACTTTCCCTCACAATATTCATTTGTACAAATCAAAACTTCTGAGTTATTGTCCTTCTTGATTGTGGTCGGTTGATGACATATAGGACAATGTGTTGGGATTGGTATGTATTGTCTTTTTGTAGTGTGGTTATCTATTTCGCCCCAACGAATAGCAGGAACGATGAGATTTGCTTTAAATACTCCGATTTTCTGTCCAATCCAAGGATTCTCCAATAATTCTTTCATTATTGATATATTATGTAGAGTTGCTCTTTCAACTGTAGTACCCTCAATTTCTACTGGCTCAAATACCGCTGTTGGAGTTAATACTCCTGTTTTGCCGATTGTATATTCAATATTCTTCAATGTGGTTTCTACTGAATCATTCTTAACCTTAAAGGCGATACCATTTCTGAAATGGTGGCTTGTGTTGCCAAGAGATTTACCATATTGCACATCATCAAATTTAAAAACAACTCCATCTTGTGGAAGGCATTCTTGTTCCGCAATGTCCAACATTTTATCTATTACTACCTGATAGTCCATATGTACGTTTTCAAACGCAACAACATCAAAAAACGGAACTACATCAAACCCTAATTCACTTGCTTCTGCGAGTTGATTATGGAATGAAAGGTTCGTTTCATCGGCACTATCATTTTCGATAACTTCCCACGCAAACCAACTCAATCGTCTATCTTTTACAACTGACGTATCAAGACTTGATAATGTACCGGCAGCAAGATTACGACTATTTTTAAATTGTCCGTCTTTATTTATCTTGGCGAAATCATCAAGTGTTATCAATGCCTCACCATCAATAACATAAGTTCCTTCCTTATTAATATGTAACGGAACATTTTGAAATTGTTTTACTGCCTGAGTAATATCATTACCTTCTATACCATTGCCCCTTGACTCAGCTCTTACCAAGTCACCATTCTCATAAATCAATCTACACGACAAACCGTCTAATTTTATAGAAGCAACAAGAGGACGATAATTTGCAAACTTCTCAATTTCTTCGACTGAGTGGCATTTATTAAGTGATAGCATTGGTGTCTTATGTACTACTTTAGCGATACTATCCAATACTTCCGTTCCAACTTTTTGTGTTGGGCTATTTGCCATTGTTATATTTGTTTCTTCTTCCAATGAGCGTAAATCTTCAAGTTTTGAATCAAATTCCGCATCGCTCATTATCGGCTTTTCCGTATTATAATAAGCATTTGCCGCATTATTTAATTCAGCAATTAATTCTTTCATTCGTGTTATTTTATTCATTTAACCCACCTTATCTATCCATGTTATCCCTAAATTTTCGCAAAAAATTAAAGCCTCCTCTTTGGTGTGGAAGATTTTATAACCTCCACAACCATAGAATACAACATACATTTACACATCCTCCAATCTATCAATCACCAGTGACAGAAAGTGTATATATTGATATATTTTCCTCCAATCATTAACTCTTATCATATTTGCTTTCTTTGCGTCATACGATTTGTTATGCGGCGCTTCAAATAGAAATTTACCAAATTTTCTACCTTCTAAATTATGCGGAGCATCATCTATCAAAATATCGCCCTGTATTAATTGTTTTTGAGATGCAACTATTACGTCTTTATATGTTAAAAACGGAAAATATTTGAACAAAACATTATCAAGCTTCAATTGTATTGTTTCTGGATGAGAGGCAGTTACAATAACAACCTTATGCCCGTCACTAACCAATTTTTTAATAACCTCTACGGCATGTGGAAGAGGTTTTACTCTATGCCACAATTCTACTGTGTTCAACGGTTCGAATATCTCCGATTTGGTTAGAGTTGGAAATGCTTTAGTCATATCCCATTCTTTTATATCTTCTATAGAAACATTCGTATTATGTACTTCATTGAGATACTCAACCCACGTTTCACAAAGATTTTCAATAGTATCATCCATATCAATAAGAATCGTTAATTTTTTCATCTTCTGTCACCTCATCAGGAAATATCAATTCCTGTGCATACGGAAGTGTTCTCGCCCAATCGATGAATGACTTTGACCATTCTGTCAATTTGTGAAATCTTCTCTGACCTTTTGAACACATCGCCAAAAGATTTTCGTATGTCATTGTAACGGTTCTTGTCT